GTTTTTTATGCTCAGCGCTGGGCTAATAGGCGGAAGCTATGGATAAGCAGATCTGTAGGGGTGGACGCCCCTACGCAAGGGTGCGCCGTGTAGGGTGCTGAAAGCCACGCGCCAAGCGCTATGTAGGGGTTTTAGGGGTAAATTATTAGAACTTAGTTGGTATATTTACTAATCTAGCTATATATGCCTATATACACCAGCCAGCCAAACTTTGGCGGCAACCCCTACACGGTAGCGTCCAGCTTGCGCTTGGTTTCCGGGCACTGAGCGCGAGGCTGTCGCCTGCATCCCCCCGCCACTTCGCGCTCGGCGCTCGGCGCGTCAACTTCCGACAACTAGACATGGACGTAGAGGTCTGTTTCGGCCCGAACTCTTCAGGGCTCTGGTTTTGCCACTCTTTGTATCCCCCCCGCCGAGCGCCGAGCGCCACGATCCCAAGTCAACTTCCGACAACTAGACCTGGACGTAGCGGTCTGTATCGGCTCGAACTCTTCAGGGCTCGGTTTTTGGCCGTCGGCAGGGGCGAGGGCCAGTGGCGTGCTTCGGCGTGGCACTGTGCCATCACATAGTGGCCAAGTGCCACGCTCTAAGTGTTACCGTGGTAACAACCTCGGGGGTAACGGGTAACACCCATTTCGTTACCATCGGTAACACTTGGCTATGCTGGCCCAATGGTGGCAAACTCGTAAGTGCTTGTTTTATAAGCAATTCTAAAAACTGGCACGCGCCTAGCATTGTTTTTAGTGCCACCGGGGCAATACCGCACCGGGGCAAACTACCTAAAGGGGTAAGTAACATGGCTACCACCACCACCACCGCCACCACCTACACCATTACCGAAAAAGCCCAAATTGTGGCCGACCGCGTAACTTTGCAGCGCCCCGCGCCAGGTATGGGCAAGGCATGGCGCACCGCTGGCTATAAGGCCCCCAGCTTGCGCCACCAGGCTATAGCAGCCATTGCCACCGCCACCAAAGGCAAGCCGTTTACCGCCGAACAAGCTATGGCCGCACTGGCTGGCGTGCCGCTGGGCAGTGGCACGCCAAATAGCTTCGTAAAAGCCTTTATTGCCTGTGGGTACCTGGCCCAGGTGCAACCAAAGGTGGCCAAATAATGGCCCGCGTTAACTGGTGGCGCGCCCTGGGCATAGCCCTGGTAGTAGCGCCCTGGGTAGTGGCCCTGCTGGCCCTGTAAACCTAAGCAACCTACAAACCCCGCCCCGTGCGGGGTTTTTTATTGCCTAGCGCCAGGTGCAACCTGGCGCGCACCATGCCGCCCCGCCCTACGACCCCGCGCAGCGCGCACAACGCACGTTTGCGCACCCACCCGGTACCCTACTAGCGCCCAGCACTTAGCGCGTAGCACGGCGCACGCCAGGCCCCTTGCTGCGCGCATAGCGTGCGCCTATTGGGTGCGGCAAGAAGGCACTGCGCATAATACCTATTATGGTAAATACGAGGGGCAAAGTGCCACCATACATAGGCGCACCCTATGGCCCAAACCCCAATGCCACTAGAAGCCCCGCAGCGAGCGCTGGTGCGTCGTAATGCGTTGGGTGGTACTAGGGTACAGGGTGCGGGGTGCGACGCACGGAGAGGCCCTGTAGACGGCCCTAGGACGACCGAGCGCCGAGCGCCCCGAACCAAGACCCCCACCCCCCAGACGCAAAAACAGGGGGGCCAGGCTCCTGCTCGGGTCCCCCTCGGAGCACAAAATGTGAGTTTTGAGGACTAGTGGGCCTAGAGCGTGGCGCTGAGCGCAGGGAAGGGGAGCGCCGGGAAGGGTGAAAGAGTTTGCAGAACCTTGCGCTAAGTGCTACTATAGCCCCCACCAACTTCGCTCTCTACGAGATCTCGTCCCATGGACTTAGCAGAGTGGCAAGACCAGATCAATCTACAGGTTCAGCGCAACCTGCGAGAGCGTGAGCGTCTGTCCAAGGAGAATGTCCAGAAGCTCTTCAGCCGCAAAGCGCTGGAGCAGAACTTCCTGGAGTGCTTCGAGCTGATCGGTGGCGTTCCGCGCCTCGCGCTATGGGCCAACGACCCAGAGAATTACGGTGAGTTCCTAAAGCTGCTGATGAAGTTCGCGCCCAAAGAGGCCGAGAAGGTTGGGGGAGCCACCATCCACTTCCTGTCCAGCATCCCGGACAGCCCGCTCAACAATCCTCAGCCGGACCATGCCCGGACGATTGACCACGACGACAGTATGCCGGAGACGATCTGATGCTGCCGCAGCCGGTCAAGCTCCCGTATAAGCCGAGGCCGCACGCGCTCGCATTCCACGCTCGGCACCAGAAGTCTGCGGTCGTCGTTTGGCATCGACGCGCCGGGAAGACGGTCATGTGCATCGCAGACCTGATCGAGAAGGCGCTGCGGAACCCGCTGGAGATGCCGCAGTACTCCTACATCGCCCCGACGTATAAGCAGGCCAAGAAGGTCGCGTGGCGCTACCTGAAGAAGCTGGCTGAGCCGGTGACGAAGAAGGTCATGGAGTCGGAGCTCTCGGTTGAGCTGATAAACGGGGCTGTGATCAGCCTGTTCGGCGCCGACAACCCGGACAGCCTCCGCGGTCTGTACCACGACGGGGTCATCATCGACGAGTACGGGGACATCGCCCCGATGCTCTACGGTGAGATTATTGCTCCGGCCGTTGCGGACCGGGACGGTTGGGTCGTATTTATAGGCACTCCGAAGGGTCCGAATCACTTCTACGAGCTGTACAAGGACGCTGCCAACGATCCTGACTGGTTCAACTCCACGCTCCGAGCCTCGGAGAGCGGGGTGTTCAGTGCTGAGCGCCTGAACCGGATCAAGAAGCAGCCGGGCATGGACGAGGACACCTATAATCAGGAGTTCGAATGCGACTTCCACGCCGCGAACAAGGGCGCATATTACGCGAAGCAGCTCAACGAGCTAGAAGCGGCAGGCCACATGGGACTCTTCCCGTGGGACCCGTCGAAACCCGTCATCACCGCGTGGGATATTGGCTGGAGCGACGATACCTCTATCTGGTTTGCCCAGATTCATGGAAAAGAAATCCACATTATCGACTTCTGGACTGGCTCCCAGTATGCCTTGGAAGAGGTTCTGGACGAGTTGCAAGAGCTTCCTTACGTCTACGAGCCCTTCTGGCTGCCGCACGACGCTAAGAACAAGAGTTTCCAGACCGGCAAGTCGACTCGAGAGCTGATGTGGGCCGCTGGCGCGAAGACTCAACAGGTCCCAGAGCTGAGCGTTCAGGACGGCATTACCGCTGTTCGCGCCACATTGCCGAAGGTATACTTCAACACCGGCAACGAAAACGTGAGAAAGTACGGTCTACCGGCCTTGATCATGTATCAACGCGAATACGACGAAGTGAAGCGTGTTTATCGCCAGAAACCACGTCACGACTGGGCCTCGAACCCGGCTGACGCCTTCCGATATCTGTGTCTGGCCGTAAACCCCTTCACCGCGAAGACCGCAGACCGTACTCTGCAGATGGCCAAGCCCGAAACACCGGCCAACAACGTACTCAACCTTGAAAACCTGTTCGCTGACCGCGCTGCGCGTCGCGTAAACGAGAGAATCTGATCATGAAGAAGCGTAGCTCCTGGGACAGCAAGATCGAGAAGGCACGGTCGGAAGGTCTACGAGCGCTATAAGGACGAGCGGAAGGACCGGTTGGGTGATCTGAAGCGGGTGAACCTCTTCTACAGCAACGTCAACACGATCAAAGAGTCGCTTTTCAACTCGATGCCGAAGCTGGAGGTCAATCGGATCCAGAAAGGGGCTTACGACGACGAAGCGGCGCGCGTGGCGGCTGTCATCACCCAGCGTGGACTGACCTACGAGATCAACTGCGCCGATTCCTTCGAGGAGAGCATCAACTGCGCCATCCTGGAGCGCTTGGTGCCGGGCATTGGACAGGTATGGCTCAGCTTCAAGGCCGATAAGGACGAAGAAGGCAACCCGATTGAAGGCACAGAGTCCATCAAGATCGATTCTGTGTATTGGGAGGACTTCCTGTACGAGCCTTGCAAGCGCTGGTCCAAGTGTGGATGGGTCGGCCGCCGCAATCACATCTCTAAGAAGGAGTTCATCGCCGCCTATGGCGAGGCAGCCTTCCGCAAGATCGGCGAGGCGTGGGGCAAGGACAGCGAGCTGGTCCCCAAGGACATCAACCAGGACAAGATCTGCGTATATGAGATCTGGGACAAGCGCAGCAAGAAGGTCTATCACATTTCCAAGGGGTTGGACAAGCCTCTCAAGGAAATGGACGACCCGTATCAGCTCCGCGGCTTCTTCCCGTGCCCACGCCCGCTCATCGCAAACGTGGACACCACGGCGTTCCTGCCAGTCACCGACTACCACCTCGCCCAGGACCAGTACATCCAGCTGGACACCCTGTACGCCCGCATTGACCTCATCGTAGAGGCCATCAAGGTGGCGGGTCTGTATGACGCGGCCAACACCGGCATCGCGAAGATGCTCCAGGGCGCTGAGAACACGCTGGTCCCGGTAGACAATTGGGCGATGCACGCCGAGCGCGGTGGTGCTCGCGGCATGATCGACTGGTATCCGGTTGAGCAGGTCGTAACGGTACTCCAGCAGCTGTACGCCGCCTTCGAGGCGACTAAGGCCATGCTGTACGAGATCACCGGCATGTCC